ACAAAAAAGCGTCTAAGCATAAAATCTGGGAATGTGGCGTCCCTGAGCAATTACAATCTCAATTAGAGCAAATCTTATCTGGAATAAATATTATTTGGGATAAGTCAAAACAACTTAGACTAGAAAATAAAAGATATAATTAACACTTGACAATATATGGGACAATGGTTTATTGTCCCATATATGAAAGCGAGAATAAATTATGACTGACACAAATATGTTTTTTGATATTGCTAAAAATATGAATAATGCAAGTCAATCATCTAGTAGGTATGGAAAATTAATCGCATTAAGAGATTTATTAACTGAAATCAATACACTTAAAGATATTGACACGGCTACAAAATTAAAAATTAAGATATTGATTGAGGGTAAAATTAACGGGATTAAAAAAGACATTAAAAACAATCAGCAATTTGAAGACCCATTTTTAGATAGTATGTAATTATGAAAAAATCTAGTTTAATCGCAATGGGTGTTGAAAGTGAAACAACAGCAATATTTGATGAATTATTAGAAGATGAAACATTTAAAAAAATGGCGTTTAAAGAATTGAAATCAAATAAAGACGTTTTTAAAAGTGTTAAAATATTAAGCGATTATGCAAATGAGAATTTAATATGACCGAATTAAAACAAGATCATTTTGAAATAATAGATAGCAATAAACATAAAGCCTATGAAGAGCAAAAAGAAATGAGAGATGAGATCGCATTTTTTGCTCTTAATTGCTCAACCTTTAAAATGCAACAATTATATGATGAGTACAAGCGAATTAAAAAAGACAATACAGAATAAAGAAATAACTCTATTAAAAAAAGCTGATTTTTTGAGTTTAAAACCAGAATTAAAACATTTAAAAGTCGCTGAATTGAGAGATCATTTTAAAATAACACACATAGTCGACGGCAAATTTAAGGACATGAGAGGTCATTGTTTTGGTTGTTTAGCGTCTTTACGCCATGATTATACGAGCAATTTGAATAAAAATTATTGCTTAGATTGTCTTTAATACTACCTATATAACGCTTTAAAAAACTCAGATAAAATATATCTTTTTTAGATTTTGACCCCGTTATACTAGCGTTATACTTGCAAATCCCCGTGGCCCGTGATCCAAGCTCAAAACTTTTTGACGCTTGATCGCTTGTCCGTTGTTCATGGATCATTGACCGCTTGTGCGTTATTAAATGAAAATTCTAGCTTGTGCCTTGAAAAATAAAATAAAAATAAAACCCCTAAATTGTCAGGGGGTCTGTGTTCACTTGCGGGGGTATGCGCATTACCCTTATTCCGCTACACCGCAACAAAGTGGACTTTATACCCCACCACAGACCCCCAAACAATGAGCCGTGAACCAATGCTCACGGCTCAGGGGACTTTTAAGCTGTTTTTCTGTCGTCCTCTCTCTCGTCCATTATCCGTTGAGCAATACTCTCACACACCCACCAAGATAAAAGATTTTTAAGCTGTCCAATGCTATCGATATGCTTTGACCCTCTCATATCCTTAATAACTTCAATTGGAAATTCGCCTAAATCTAAAGACAAATTATTTAACTCGTCCCAAATTTCGGCTTCGTGTTTATCGTGGAACTTAGCCGTGTCATCATAATAGATTAACTCGGATATTGTGCCACCACTACAGCCGTGATTAGCGACATCACTTATTAAAAAACGCTCTTCTTTTTCGCCTCTTAATAAGAACTCTCTAATGGTCTCTTTTTTATTCATATTTTATATCCCATATTATTTTTGATACTCCTTGACTAGCATTTTTAAAAATGCTAATCAAGATAATATTTTCAAATTATTGAAAATAAATTAAACAACTAAAAAAGGACAATATGAGAAAGAAAACAATGTACTTGGTTGAGGCACTAGATAAAGACAAAATCGCTAGGGTCTACGGCTTTAGTGAATATGAGGAAGACGCAAGACTTGAATGTATAATAGCCCTTGCTGAGCGTTGCCTTAGAAAGTTAAAAGACGGCATTAAACACATTGACGGTGGGTCAACTGATTTCTGGTCTTATTCTTTTAGAATAAGTAAAAATCCAGATTGGATTGAACCTGCTAAACAAGTCAACCAACCAAAAAAAGAAAAGCAATTAGCTTTTAACTTTAGTTAATCAATACAAATAAAATACTCCCTTGACCCAGCTAGAATTTTTCTAGCTGGGTTTTTTGTTTGCGTGGCGCGTGGTTCGTGGCGCGTGGTTCATTAATCAAATAGAGGTACCAACGCGACACCAAAAAATCAAAGTGGCGAAGCCCCCATACCCCCTTTTTACAGATAGGGATCCTAATGTATGTATATATATGC